TACTTTAGGAAACTTATAAGCACTAATATGGTCTTCTTCCCATTGAATAGTAAACTCATTATTTAAATCTTGAACCTCTAATGTTTCATCTAACTTAAAGGTATGTTCACGAACAATTGTTTCTTTGGCTGCAACTACCGCATCGTATCTTTGCTGAATGTAGTCGTTTCTGTATCTTGGGAATGAAAGTAAAACTACTTTACCAAAATCTGGAAATCGAGAGTCAACAGAGGCACGATACATATCGTAGATAGCTTGACCAGTTTTTGCTTGATCGTGACCAGTTGTGTTGTCAATTGCAAAGCCAGATATCTCATCAAGAATTACACAAAGTACGTTGTATCCCTCCCAAGATTCTCTTTCAGAGTGACCTGAGTGACAAGTAATTCCTTTATCAAAACTTACTGAACCTGCAGTATAAGAATACTTTCCTTGAAACCAAGGAGACTTATCAATTCTATTTTTTAAGCCTTTAAAGAAAACATTCTTTGCTTGCTCAGCGTTAATAGCAATATTAAGAATATCAATAGAGTCCCCTGGTGGTTTGCCATAATATTTTGCAGGATCTTTTAAACACAAAAGAAGATAAACCATGTAAGAAACAGAAATTGTTGACATGTAATCTTTTCCAGAGCCCTTGCCAAGTTGCAGCACCACTTCATTACAAGTTTGTTTTGAAATCTTGGTGCCCTCATCTTGACCAAAAACATTAATTAAAGTTTCTTTTTTATAAATTTGACTCATTGCTTTAATTGCAGTATATTGATAGTCAGAGAGTGGTGGTAAGTGAAGATAATCTCTAGAGGTTACAAACTCTTCTAGAGTCACTGGCTTTTCATCAAATTCATCTCCGCCAAGAAGATCAATCATATCTTCAAACACTATAGTGCCTCTGCTTGTCCTGTTATCTTACTCAACCTTGAAGAAACTTGAGGCTTACACTTTTCACAAGACGAAACAACATCTCTAATAATTTCAACAAGGAGTTGCTGCTTTTCTTCTGTTTCAATAATTTGTTCAGCTAGTTCATTGTTATCTAGCACACCTGCTTTTTGCAACATGTCCATTTGTTATTGCTGAATGTCAGCAATTAGTTTTAAAGCTGAAGTTTTTTGCGGAAGCTGTGCAGTAAGATCTGCCTGTTCAACTACGTCCCACGCTTCTTTAATTAGCATTGAGTAGTGCTGATCTGCTCCAGCAAGAGCCTCTCTTGCTCTCATTTGAATCTGTCTATCGCTTTGAATTACAGTACGCCACTCATTTAAATATTGGTTTACGTCTGCTCTCTTAAATCCAGTAACAGTTGCTATATCATTTGGGTTCGTGTTTCCACGCAAAAACTCTTCAACAACCTTGTTGATTCTTTCCCAATGATCTGCTAGATCAATTTCCGCTGACATTCTTAGATACTCTTTTCTTCTTAGGTTTAATTATACCCTTAAAGTCGTGCAAATAAAAGGATCTATAGCCAGTATTCCCAATAACATCAATCCATTCCATTCCCGATTCAGTATTTTTTACATACTTTTCAAACTTAAATTCTCCACGAACATTCTTTATTTTAACTAATGTCCCTGGCGTAACTAAATCTTTTCCATGGACATATTCAAGCTTTACATCCCAAACTGGATTATATTTAATCTGTGTGCGTTTTTTAGCCATTTATCTGTAACCACCAGCGGTTGGAGCCCACACAGAAACATTGCCAAGAGTCCAGCTTCTAGTCAAGACGTTGCCACAAGACTCACATTGCTGATGGTCTCTATCATCTACTTTTACGTTTGGCTTTTCAATAGAGGTATCACAGGTTACACAAGTATACTCATAGGTTGGCATTGTATTTTCCTTATAGCCTATTTATTTCATCGTTAATGTAAAAAATAGCCTTTTGTAAATCTTCAATATGTTTTTCATCATTTTTTATTCCAGCTCTCCAGAGATACTTAAAAGCATTTCCAAGGTTAAAGTTCATGTGTCGTGTAATTTGAATTGCTTCAATTCCACTAGGGTGACTAGTGTAATGAACTGGGTGATTAACCTGATCTACCTCAATATGAAACTTACCTTCATACTCGTGCATCTAATTTTCCATTCTTCTATAAAGATCTTTTAAGCCTTTTAATGTACCAATGTCCATATATTCTCCGTCATTTATAACTGCCTGAATATTAAACCTTGAAGTTATCCAATCCTGGATTTGTTCTCCTGGGTGATTTTTATTTGGGTCTACATATCTTATCATATTTTTTCGGAAAAGTAAAGTACCCCACAAATACTTGTAGTCACAATTATTTGTTTTATCTTTTGACGCTATTACCTTATTGTCTCGTATAGATATCTGACCAACCCTTCCTCTAAGTTCTTCTGGACAATTCCAAACTCCTAAAACCAAGTCTGCATTGTCTTGATTCTTTATAAGTTCTGAGTAAATGTTCTTTGTTGAATTTAAAATATAAGTGTCAGGCATTCCAATAAGCACAGTGTCATTATAGTCGCCTATCATAAAATCAATTGCGTCAGACATTGTTGAGGGCTCTCTAACGATAAGTTTTATATTCATGTCCATGTTTTGAATAATTGGAACCCACTCAGGTCTAGTTGACACACGAACTTCGTCACATACCTCAAGCATTTGATTTACATGCCATTGTAGTAGGCATCTGTCATCACTGATTGGTAAGCAGAATTTTGGTATCCCACCAATCCTAGACGCTTTTCCTGATGCAGGTAGAACTCCAATTGTAGGCATTATTCTTTCCAGTCTTTTGGATCAAATCCGTCTTTGTAAGATTGGTTTACTAGTGGGTCTGCCTTCCAAGCAATGTATCCTTCTTTTCTTCCCGTGTCTCCCCAATATAAGTGCTGGACATACTTGTCAAGTAGGCACCTTGCCTTGTCTCCAGAAAAAGAAAAGAATCCGTGTTGCTTTGCTAGTTCTGATTGATTATAGTCCCACGCCTTAACTCTTAAGTCTCCTTCGTGTGGAGGAAGCCCCATTGAATTCATTAAGCTATCTGTGAACATTGCAACATCAGTATAGTAATGCACCATGTTAGGAATGTTCCAATCTTCTAACTTTACTCTTTCAACACATAGGTCTATTGCGTCTTTTAAAAATGGATGACCTGACCTTGCTGCAATTACTTGCGTTGCATACCATGGCGTGTCTCCCTCAATATCAACCACCATTTCGTATCCTTGTGGAAGCCATCTAGAAATTTTACTTCTACAGGTTGTATCTAAATCTGCATATACTCCACCATAAGCATGTAGAATTCCAAACCTCCAAAGTCCAGCTTTCATAACCCCCATTGGCATTTTCATATAGGTATCGTAAATTTCTGAACTATATTCGTACTTAAAAAAATGTTCTCTGTCTTCTGCACTCATATAATTATGATCCCAGGAAGGATTTTGAGATGTCCAAGAGTTTATTCCTTCTTGTGCATATACTGGTAAATCTTCTTTTTTACATTCATATGTTTGCCAAATATTTTTTTCAATCATCTTGACCACTTTCTTTGATTTCTAATTAAATCAAATTCTACTAGATACCTGTAAACTGTTTGATGGCTAGTTTCACATTCTTTGGCAATTTCTTCAATAGTTTTTCTATCAATAATGTATCTCTTTGTAAGCCAGGTTTTTGACTGATAAAGCTTTTTCATGATCTCTCCGTAAGTTTATTGTATGCAAAGTAGGCAATTCCAATAGCATCACCAGTGTCGTTGTCCGTAACACTTATGTTAAACTTATTATTAAAGTAGTCCATTGTTTTTTGCTTTCTATTCTCTCTTATTTTACCCTTATACCAACTATCAGTCTTGTCTGGAAACTGTAGTCTAATGTTAGCTTTATCTGCCTTAGTTGGATTGTTGTTTCCAATAAAGGATTGCCATTGGATTGGAGCAACAGTAATTACTTTTGTTTCAGGCTTTAATAGTGCTGCTAGTGATGCACCAATAATCATAGCAATCTTTAGCCCTGCGTCTGCTGACCTAACCATAATTGCAGATTCAACTGCAACGTAATCTGGGTCTACCAATGATGCAATAGCCTCAGATTTTCTATGAGCATCTTTAACCTTATCGTAAATGTCAGCACCCACAATTGGCATTTTGCCAAATTTTACTGGCTTATCATTTTCAAATAAACAAAAAGCTAAAGAGGCAGTAGAGGCATCTATGCCTAAAACTTTATGTGCACTAGATTTTTTTAGAACTGCTAATGACATTTGAAATTGCCTCCATTGCTAAGTATCTTTTATTTTTTTTATTTTTAGAGTCACATACGGAACAAAGATCTTCTGAATTATATCTACTTAAAGTTGAACCACAGCTACACAATCTTTCCAAGCCACCCAGTCTTGCCTTTTTTTGATAATACTTTTCCATAATTCTTTTGTTTGTTGCAATGCGACAGCATTCTCCAGAGCAATATTTTTGGTTGTGAGTTTTTGCATCAAACTTTAAATTGCATTCTTTACATACTTTCATACTTGTCTAATTTCTAATGGAACAATCTTATGTCTTCCGTCAGGCTTTTCAAAACATATTTCTTTAACTGGGCAATAGGTGCATGGAGCCTTGTCTCCCTTAAATGGACGCTTGATGTTTTTCTTTTCTTCCCAAGCAGCACGAACCTCTTTCATCCAGTCAAAGATGTAATCCACATAGTCTAAGTTTTCTGGTGACATTACCATTGGAATTACGGTGATCTCGTGAGTGTTCTTGTTCTCATACAAAAAGAATCCTTCTTCAGCACCAGTGATTTTCATGTAAATAAGCAACTGAACGACATGACTATCTGCACCAGTTGAAGTATCTTTTCTTAGAGTGTATTGGTCATCTTTAATTGTTTTAATTTCTCCAACAATTTCTTCTCCATCAACATCTAAAATCAAATCTATAAATCCACGAATTGGAGGACTGTCATATTTAATTTCACGCTCTGACTCTTTTAGATATCCAGTCTTTGCAATAACTTTTTCAAGCCTTGTGTGTGCATCCGTACCATTGTCCATTGCAGCAACACCTTGTGCATTAAATGTTTCTTTAAAGTCTCCACCGTCAAAAGCAATTGACCAGTATCTCGGACACTTTCCGTGACCATAACCTACCGTAGATGGAGAAAAGGTAGTTTTTTTCCTATGAATATATCCAGTCTTTCCCTCTAAATAAGCTTTTCCAATTGCAAGCCTAAACTTTTTTGCATCTAACTTTGTATTTTTTGGCTTTTTTGTTAATGTTCCAATTAAATTTCTAGCCATTAAGCACCAAGTCTTGCAATATATTTTAGAGAGTCTACTAACTTATCCAATGAATCACGCATAGAATAGTATACATGTTTTTTAGTATTGTTGATACTTCCTGAGGGTCCTTTTTCTACGGTTGTATACCATGTGGCAAGCATTCCAAACTTTGCACTCATAGCCTGTAGCTTGCTAATTAAAACAACCGCCTGAACAGATGGAATGTCTGGCTTCATCATAATTTTAACAACAATAGCCATTGCTTCATCAAGGTCTTTGTCTTTCATAAACTCGTGAATATCATTAAATTCAGTTACCTGACTGATATAATCAAGGGTTGATTCCATTTGCTCTCTCCATTAAATCTTCTAGCACTGCCCATTCAATAACTGCTAGTCTTATCTTTTGTGTTTCTCCAATTGCTAACAGCAATGCTGGAGATTTTGTATTATCAGTTCTTAGTGTGTCAGTTACAATCTTTGCCCAAACATCTTGATTTAAAGTAAAACTTTTTCCTGCCTCTTTCACATCAACAATAAACTCGTCAAGTGATCCGTCACCTTTTTGATATTGACCACGACCAGAATTTTTATGTGCTTTGGCACCAATTCTTTTTAGTTCACCACGTTCGCTCACAGTTTAATTTCATTTCTATGATTACTAGAACAAACATAAACTATTACTAATTCATCTTCATTAATCTTTGCCTGTCTTAAATGCTCATTACAACTTTGACACATAAAGGTTCCAAAGATTGTACCTACGCCAATCTCTGCTTGTTTTTCTGAAGACTTTATAAAATCTTCTGGGTTAATACTCATAGCTTGCTATATACCATACTTTCTAGTGTATCAAATACTGCTGGATTTTCTTTTACATAGTCAATGACCTTTGCACGACCTTGCAATCTTTGATCCATAATAGTATACCAGGCTCCACCACGTTCAATGATTCCCATCATTTCTGCAATGTCAACAAGGTCAGCAACTTTGTCTACTCCTACAGTGTCTCCCTGAAAATAAAAGTCATACGATCCACCAATAAATTGTGGTCCAGTTTTATTATAGTCAATTGTCCAGTTTACTGGGCGACCAACACGCTGCTCAATTAGCTTATCTCCAATTGCAATCTTGTCTTTAATTGAAGATGCTTCTGACTCTGAAGACCAAAGCTTAATAATTGTGCTTGAAAAGAATTTAACAGCCATACCTCCAGTTGGAATATGGGTTGCATGCATTCCTCCAAAACTATTACGTTGTTGTGAAATTAAAACAAGCAAAGTATTTTTATTTGCATAGTTCATCATTTTTACAGCATGTGTCATGTCTTTTGCTTCTGCACCAATTTGTTTTGTGTTTTCAAGAGACTTTAATTCTTCTCCATCTTTTTCAAAATAGATTGCAGGAAGAAGAGCGGAAATAGAATCAACCACTACAATATCTACCCCTGCATTCATTAAATCAACAACAACGTCTACCATATCGTTTACAGACTTTGCTGCAGAATAAATTAATTTGCTTGAGTCCACTCCAAGTTTTTCTGCCCACTCAGGAGAATAGGATGCTTCAGAGTCAATCCAGGCACAAGTCTTTCCTTCTTTTTGGGCTTCGCCAATCATTTGCAAACAAAAAGAAGATTTACCTGCAGACTTATTTCCCCAGACAAGAACTTGACGACCATATCCTAGTCCACCCTTTAGCCCTACGTTTAAGCTAAGGCTTGGTGTAGGTTGTTTTTCTGTTTCTACGTCTACTGCTGACTGTACTCTTTTTCTTGTTTTTGGGTCTAATCTCGATAGGATATCTTCCATCGTTGTTTCTATTGCTTTTGCCTCTACCATTTTATTCTCCAATTTCCTATCTGTATATTATATCATCCCAGTACGCCATGCATTTTTGGGCGTTGACTGTTAATGATTGTCTTCTTTGTAACTACATCTTCAAGAGAATCTTTAGCTTCTCCAGCCATAACAAGACCTTGATACAGGTCAACTACACGAATAATAATATCCGCTAGTTCTTCTACAACCTCTTGTTGTCCTTTTTGTTTTCTAAGTGCCTCAAGAACTTCTGTTGCTTCTGAGTGAATCATTGCAATTTGTTTTGCAAAAAATATAAAAGGGTCAGCTTTTGGTTCTACGTTTTCATACATGTAGTCCCAAAATCCTTTTTCTGTTGCATTGTGATGTACGCTTCTTGCTAAATTATCTAGGTTCATACTCTTTCAAATCCCTTCACAGTAGTTGACCCACTTGATGTTGTGTTTAATATTGGCTTGCAAACGCCACCAGGTTTCATCCTAACTAGCGACTCTGCATATGCAGTTGGAAATACGACAACGCTATATAGGTCTTTGTCTTCATCAGCAAGGACTACGTTTGCCATCTTATCTCCCCTCTTTGTTTTTCTTGGAGTAAAACTAATTACCATGTATTCTTTATCTCCAAGACTCAGCGTTCTTGACATTAAATATTTAATAAAAGG